ACGCTCTGACGATGGCAAGCCGAAAGACAGCGTCGGAATACCGTGAGAAACATGGCAGCGGGTGAACTTGCTAAAAGGTCCATAGTTGGATGACAGGTTTTCGGTGACTTTTTAAGGCGAAAAGACACAACACGGTAAATTCAGCCGGAACAGAGGCGAGGTCATGAACAGACCGAGAGAGCCTCCACAGGAGGAAACAGGATGCAGGAAATGAAATATTTCAACGAGGGAAATGATTGCGACATCTGCAAAAACCAACTCATGACAGGACGAGACGGAACGGTCGAGGATTGCCGGAGGAGACAGAATGGGTTGTCATGCAGATTCGAGGAGCGTGACATTCGGACATGTCCGGTGTGCGAACATGAGGTTGATCGTGAGGATATGTATTTCACAAAGGATTGTCATGGAATACCGTTCAGACTGGTGTGTGACAGATGCTATCAGAGAATCATGTCAAAAGGATATGACGGGGAATATTACACAGAGGCAGACGAACAGATTGAGGACGACTATTGAGAGCCGAAACGGGCAGCAGTCGCCCGTCTGTGTGGGATGACCGCCCACGCATTGACAAGGCAGGTCAGAACAGGAGGTCAGACGGATGGAAGTCGGACGTATATTGCCAACCGAGGCAGCAGTCATATTGAATGTATCACCGCAATTCATCCGAATAGCGATGCAGCAAGGGAAACTCCCTATCGGAACAGCGGTGCAGATGTCATCAATATGGACTTATCACATTTCGGAGAAACTGCTTGCAGATTATTCCGGAAAAGACATACAGGCAGAACTTGAGAGAATCAGAGGAAAGAGAGGAGCGTGACATATATGTCAAAGGATGAAAGAAAAGAAATGATTGAGAATATCGCAGAGCGGTTCACACAGATGGATGACGTTGACAAGTCCTATATTGCCGGATATATGGCAGGAAAACAGGAGGAACGTCAGAAATGGGAGCAGCAGGGAAAGACAGCGGTTGCAACAGCGTGAGGGAGAGGTCATGTTTGAACTGAATCGACTATACAACATGGACTGTATGGCAGCAATGCAGGAAATTCCGGACAAGTTTTTTGAACTGGCTATTTGCGACCCTCCGTATGGGATAGGCATTGACGGACAGAAATTGAATATCAACAAAAAGAATCCTAAACACACACGGAAAGAGCACATCCGGAAAAACTGGGATGCTGCAATTCCTCCGGAGGAGTATTTCAGAGAACTGGAGAGAGTATCAGTCAATCAAGTGATATGGGGGGGGCAATTACTTTGTAGAACACCTCACAAAAGGAACGAAAGGGTGGATTGTGTGGGATAAAGGTCAACACGGTTTGACAATGTCAGACTGTGAACTTGCATACACGTCTTTCAATGTTCCGACAAGAATTATCGTTATGAATCGGGTTGAACTGCTCAAAGATGGAACTTTTCACCCAACACAGAAACCAGTGAAACTATACGAGTGGGTTATATCAAGATATGCGAAAGCAGGAGACAAAATTCTTGATACACACGCAGGGAGCGGAAGTTGTCTTGTTGCTGCACACAGGACACAACATGACTTTTTAGGATTTGAGATTGATGCAGACTATTACAGAAAAGCATCAGAACGAATCGAGGCAGAAAAAGCACAGATGACAATATTTGATTTCATGTGAGAGGAGGTCGAGCGGATGCGTATTGTATATATCTGTTCACCATACAGAGCAGCAGACGAGGAGACCTTGCATCGCAATATTGAGTATGCGAGAGAATTGACAAGAGAGGCACTGTTGCGGGGCGAAAGTCCTGTGACAGTTCATCTATACATGACACAGTGTCTCAACGAGACAGATCGGCAGGAGCGAGAGACGGGGCTTGCAGCAGGGCGAGAAATAATTCCGAGATGTGATGCAGTGATGGTCGGTGTGAGACACGGGATTTCAGCAGGAATGAAAACCGAGATTGATTTTGCAAGGAGGTGTGGAGTACCAGTTCAATACATTCAAGAGTGAATATGCAGAGCATGAGAAAAAAGAGCAAAAAGAAAGGAGACCGTTGCAGCGGTCTTCCGTTTAGCAGTCTGTGTCAGACGCTTAAAACCTAAAAATATTATAGCAAATCTGACACCATATTGCAAGCATGAAAAAGCGGGGGAAACCCCGTGATTCAAGGGGTTTCAGACCCTTTTGACGACCTTGTGATGGATAGTAACAAGTCGTTGAAAAGTATATATAAGGGCAGCAGGAGGAACGGTGTCAGAATGGCAAAGAGAAAGAAAGGGATGACGTTCATCCCGTATGACTATGAGGCAGCATACAACAAGAGCCTTGAGGATATGCACGAGTTCTTTGTTGAGCAGATGTTCAAGCATGGGAAAAAGGTTGTATATGCACTCAAGGAGATACGAGCAGGAGACCAGTTCGAGGTTGAGATATATCCACAGTTCAAGAAAATGGATGAAGTACCTCCGGAGGGTCGGAGTATCAAAAAGGACAATGACAAGGCTCAAAGGAATCTGAATGACAAGAACGCAAGGAAATATGTGGAGCGTCTTATCAATGAGAATTTCACGGACAGAGATTTGTGGCTCACGTTTACATACGACAATGAGCATCTCCCTCCGGACGGAGACATCGACGCAGCAATCAAGAGCGTGCAGAAATTCATCCGACGGGTGAATTATCAGAGAAAGAAAAGGGGTCTCCCGAACGCAAGATATGTCTATGTGACCGCCTACAATCCGACAGAGGAAATCCGGTGGCATCATCACATTGTCATGGATGGCGACATGGACATGGATGTGGTTGAGGGATGTTGGAAACAGAGCAGCAGGAACGAGGTTCGGAGGCTGCAAAAGGACGAGAACGGTTTGACAGGAATGGCAAAGTATATCGTCGAGGAAAAGAACAGGGTGAAATCGGAGAAACGGTGGAACTCCTCACAGGGATTGAGAGACCCCGACATCAAGGTGGTTCATTCAAAGAGACCGACAGCAAAAGCCGGAGGATATAAGAAAATCGGAACATACGTCGAGACCATGAGAAAAGGACATGAGCAGGTTCGTGAGCAGATGTTGAAATGGTATCCGGATTTTGATTTTACGGATGCGGGAATCTATTACAACGATTTCAACTCAATGTTCTACATACGGGCGAGAATGAGGAAACGGAGGCAGCAATGAAAGCAAAAAGAAAGAGAAGAATGAGCAGGAGGAGACGGGAACGGACATATATTGCGGTGATGGTATTACTGGCGATCGCTGTGAGCATAGGTCTGACACGCTCTGTCATGCGAGATGACAAGGAATTTGAGGAGTATGAGCAGCAGTCGCAGGAGTTCAATGCACGGATGCAGAGAATCGACGAGAAAAGAGAGGCATCCGGACAAAATGCAATGCTTGAGCAGGTGCGAACATGGCAGCGGGAGCAGGACACAGAACCGGACAAGTATGCAGTATTTGACACCATGTCGGCAGACTGGGGAGGCGAGGAGGATGGATTCGTGCTCTATGAGATACCGGAGGAATACAGTCGGACAGGTGGCTATTTTCCGGAAAAGATGCAGGTATATACATATTGCGTCTGCAAGCAGTACGGGGTCAGATATGACCTTGTGGTCGCTCTGATTGAGAAAGAATCCGGATATAAATTCGACAAGGTTGGTGACGATGGTCATTCTATCGGGTACATGCAGATATATGAGGAGTGCCACAGAGACAGGATGGAGCGTCTGAACGTCACAGACCTCACGAACCCATATCAGAACGTACTTGTCGGGATTGATTACCTGTCGGAACTGATTGAGAGATACGGAACGATTCAAGATGCACTTGCAGCGTATAACTACGGGGAGCAGGGAGCAAAACAACACCTATGGAAAAACGGAATCTATGTGTATGAGTACAATCAGACCATCATGAGCCGGATGAAAGAAATTGAGGAGGAACTGGAGCAGGATGCAGGTGATTGAGAGGATTCTGCACATGTTGAGGGTCAAGGATTGCAGACATGTGTGTCTGTTCTGTGAATATTATGACATGTGCAAGCAGGAGACAGGCAGCAGGAAAGAGGTGAAAGAGAATGAACATGAGATATGCAATGAGAAGTGAGGACACGGAGCAAATCAATGTCGTGTCGTGGGCGAACTGGAATGTGAATCGTTATCCGGAATTGAAATGGCTGCATCATGTACCGAACGGAGGCAGCAGGAACAAGCAGGAGGCGGTCAAACTCAAACAGATGGGTGTCAAGGCGGGTGTATCTGATTTATGCCTCCCGTACCCGAAAGGACTGTACTGCGGATTGTACATCGAGATGAAATTCGGTGATAACAGGCAGCAGGAGACACAAAAAGAGTTTCTTGCAGATATGGCAGCAGCAGGACATTTTGTCGCAACCTGCTATTCAGCAGAGGAGGCGGTCAAGGTTATCGAGGAATACTGCAAATTGATGAATCACAAAATGGGAGATTGTGAAATTGTCATACCATTGGAAAACAGAGAGGAATTAAGAAATATAACAATGAGCATCCCGAACAACAGCATCCTCAAGAACGGGGAAATCAAAGAGAGCAAACCGAGAAAAAAATGAGGAGGTGCAGCAGGATGACGGTCAAGGATATTATGACGTTGCTTGAAAGTCCGGACAGGGTTCGGGTCATCAAGGACGGTGAGGAGATATACAACCAGTATTTTGCAAACATGGAGGTTGACAAGGACATCGTCGCACAGATAGGAGATGCAGAGGTCAAGAGATTCCGAGCAATTCCGGAGATCACTCACAGGAAATACAAGGAACGGGGTCTCATTGCACCGATGAAACCGGAGGAAACACCGGACTATTCTTTCAGAGATTTGCAGATGTGTTTGTATCTTACAATCACGATATAGCAGGGAGGTGAGGACATGAGGAAAATCATCATTGTGGCAGCAGTCGTCATAGCACTGGGAGCAGGGTTCACATATACACTCTACAAGGTGGGAGAGGGGATGCACCTGCACCGCTGCGGATGGAGACAGCCGGACGACAGAGGTTTCATGTAACAGGTAACAAGAGGATAACAGGAGGAACAGAAAAAATGAGAATTATTGCAGTTATGTCACCGAAAGGTGGAATCGGAAAGACAACGACATCGGATGCGATCGCCTACATGTTGGGAGAGGAGCAGGAGAAACGTGTTCTCATTCTCGACGGAGACCCACAGGGCGATACATCCAAGACATTCGAGGCATACGAGCCGGAGGGAACAGGAATGAGCGAACTGCTTGAGCGTCATGTGAGCGTGGGCGGGTCATACCGGACAACGGACTTGATAAGACCCACACAGTACAGTCACATTGACATCATTCCTGCAAACGGGTATCTCATGCAGACAGACATGAAACTGCTGCTCAAGCAGGAGGCAAATCAAGTCACGAGGCTGCGGGATGCACTGGAGGAAATATCCGAGGCATACGACTATTGCATTTGTGATTGTGGTCGTTTGCTTGATATGGTGGTCATCAACATTCTACTGGCAGCAGAACTCGTCATCGCACCCGTAAAGGTTGGGGGCTACGAAAACGAGGCGATTCACAATTTGCAGGAGCAGGTTGATGACCTGCGGGAAATCAATCCGGAACTCCGAATCAAGGGTCTTGTGACTATGAGACAGAAAAACAAGACATCACTGGATTTCGAGGAGTGGATGAAAACCAGTTCCGGATTTGACATGTTCGTCACACCGATTCGTCGGTCGATTGTAGCGGAAAAGGCATCCATGAGAATGGCAGTCCTCCCGCAGTTTTCAAAGAACTGCATCGTGTCACAGGACTATCGCAATGTGGTTCATGAATTACTCAAGGAAATGGAGGGGTAGACATGAGTGGTTTTTGCAGATGGTACGGAAAAGACATGGAGGATGTGACAGAACACGAACAGGAACAGTGCGAGGAGAACGGTCAAGACTGTCGTGAATGTCCGGATTTAGTGATAAAGGAACAGGAGGCAGCAGGACATGAAAGATTATGAGAAAAGTCGTAAAAACTACGAACAACGCAAAAAATCCGGAGACTATGACGCAAACATGGAATACAACAAGGAAAACGATGTTGAATCCGGTGCATGGGTGTTGATAACAAGACAAGTTCCGGTGGAGGAGAAATGCAAACCTCACCTATTCGGTATATATTGGGGAATCCCGAAACAAGACAGCTATGACAGGCAGGTGTGTGTGATACATACGACAGAAGATGTGACACTGCTGAATCATGAATTTACGGTAATAGATGACGAAAGGTTGAGGATATATCGTGAGGAGGGGTGGGAATTGCGTGAAAACAATGCAGCAGCAGACACCGGATTGAACACAGAAATGATTGAAAGAGGTCGTGCGTTATGCGAGGAGGAACGTGAGGTCATTTGGGCATTGCAGCTTGACGGATTGACGGAAACACAGGCATGTGAGGAATATTTTTTGACAAAACACACGGATTACAACAATTTCTCGATTTGCTACATACCGAATAAAGAAGTATTCGCACAATGCGTTGCAGTATTTGGCGAGAGATATTAGGAGGCAGCAGGGCATGAACGATACAATACAGATTCTTGAATTATTCGGGGGAATTGGTTCACCCCGATGTGCCTTGAGAAATTTGAACATCCCGACAAAAGCAATCGACTATGTGGAGATCAATGAAAAAGCAGTCCAGTCATACAATTCGATGTTCCGTGAGGAATTAGAATATAAAACACAGACGGTCGTCGGATGGAATCTGAAACCGGATATTTTGATTCATGGTTCGCCTTGCCAAGACATGAGCATCGCAGGACATCAAGGGAAAGCGACAGGAGACGGAAGAATCAACCGAGGGAAAGGTTCAGACGAGGGGAGCGGAACACGTTCCTCTCTCATGTGGGAGACAATACATATCATTGAGAATATGGGAGAATGGCGACCTCGTTATGTGATATGGGAAAACGTGAAGAATGTGAAATCAAAGTACATGAGACCGAATTTCGACAGATACATGGTCGAGATGGAAAAACTGGGGTACACGAATAATTATGCGGTTTTAGATGCAAGAGAGTTCGGATTGCCACAGGCGAGAGAAAGAGTGTTCACGATTTCTGTTCTGAATGGTGAAAAATTTGAGTTCGATGACCTCATAAGGACACCGATGCGAAACCTGCAAGAGTTCCTTGAGGATGACGTTCCGGACATCTACGATGTGACACAACCGTCCGTCCTTGCATGTATCGGAGAAAAAGGAATCCGGAGAGCGACGGTCATCAAAGATTGTGCATATACAATCACAACAAGGCAAGACCGGACACCTGCACAGGTCATCGACCGAGGAGATGGACGGTATCGGTATTTGACAGAGCGTGAGTGTTGGAGGTTGATGGGATATTCAGACGAGGATTTTGACAGGGCGAAAGCAGTTCAAGAGAGAAACGGGAAATATTACAAGGCTTTATATGACCAAGCAGGGAACAGCATCGCAGTTCCGATATTTGAGAGCATATTCAGAAAGATAATTTTGCAAGAGGTCGCATGAGAGCGACAGAAAGAGAGGATTGAACATGGGAAACATCATAAACACAGCACCGTGTCGATTCTGCGGACAGATGGTGCAGATTGACAGCGAGGAGAAACTGACACAGCCACAGGCAGAGGAACAGGCGACAATGTCCTGCACCTGTGAACAGGCGGTTGAGTATCAGAAAGAGAAACAGAGGAAAGAAAAGGCGATGCAGAACGTCGCTGCATTGTTCGGAGAGGCAGCAGCACCGGAAAAGAGATGCAGTGAGGGCATCGTGAATATTCTCAAGGCAGCAGTTGAGGAGATATACACCGGAGGACTGGCAAAGGTCACTCTGAACCTCCGAGGTGGGGTCAAAGCATCTATATCACAGAATAGCAAAGGCGAGATAAACGTCGAGCGTACAGAGACCAAAAAGCAGAAATTAACAGAATAGGGGAGCGGGTGCGTGTGACCGAAAGAGAGATATGTGGGTCATTCCGGAGAGCAGAGAATCAAAAGCAACAGATTCAGATTTTGACGGAACTGACCTGCAAGAGTAAATATCAGATAATCGGTATATTGCTGCGGAATGGCGAGAAAGTACCGAAAAGCATTGAAAACCAGTTATACAAGAGACTGGACGCACTCGACGCACAGATTTTCGAGTGTGAAATGGAATACAAAGAAATTGTGACCGCACTGACGGGAGAAAACAGGAGGAAAGAACATGGCAACAGGATTCAGCGTCATGGACGCACTGAACAAGAATAGTAAGGCAGGAGTTGACGAATCACCGAGAGCGAGATTCCGGACAAAGGACATTTCAATTTTCAAGATGTACCGGAACAAACTCAATTTCTACGATTTGGCAGATATTGAGGAACTGGCAGGAGACATCCTCATGTATGGTCTCAAACAGAATCTTGAGGTTGTATTTGAGCCGAATGAGCAGGGTGAATATAGAATCGTCGCAGGTGAGAGACGGTGGCTTGCACTCAAGCACCTTGTCGAGCAGGGATATAAAGATTTTGAGATTGCGACCTGCAAACTGACCACACCGCAGGACGAGGACGAGGAACAGGTGGAAATCATCATCGCAAACGCATACCGGACAAAGTCTCTCAAGGATGTCATCGAGGAGGAACAGCGTCTCAAAGCGTGTCTTGAGCGTATGAAAACGGATGGAAAGAAAATCAAAGGATATGACCTCCAGTCCGGTCGCCTCCGTGATGTCATCGCCTCAATGCTCAAGATGTCAAAGACCAAGATCGCACAGATTGAGAGCGTCAACAACAATCTGATTCCGGAGTTTCGAGAGGAACTCAACAACGAGCGTCTCACATTCTCCGCAGCGTATGAGTTGAGTGGGATGTCTCCGGAGATGCAGCAGGAGGCACTTGCAAAGTACAAGGAAAACGGAGAATTGTCCTATACGGAAATTAAGGACATGAAATCACCGCAGAAACCGGAACAGGAGCAGGATGCAGCAGGGCAGCAGGACACCGTGTCAGATTCAGACACAGCAGGGCAGCAGTCATCCGAAAACAGCATGAATCCTCCGGAGAAAAAGAAAGCGGGCGACGATTATGAGACACCGCATCCGGAGGGAATCACATCAATCTGTTATTCTTGCACCGAATACGAGACCTGCAACGTAAAGACCGGAACATGTACCTCATGCGACCAGTACAAGAACCGTGCAGAGGCATACAAGACAGACGAGCAGAGATATAACGAGGAGCAGGATGCAATCGACCGTGAAACGAAAAAGAAACTCCGTGAACAGGCAGAGGAGGAGAAGATGAACAACCTCCCGTCAGACACACAGGAGAACGGTCAGAAAGTGCATCACATTAAACTGGGAGCGACATTTTTTGAGGAGGTTGCATCCGGAGAAAAGACATTTGAACTCCGGAAGAATGACAGAGGCTATAAAAAAGGCGACATCCTTGAGATGATGGAGTTCAAGGACGGAAAGAACACAGGACGCACCGTGAGAGTGCTTGTGACATATATCCTTGAGGAGTTTGCAGGTCTTGAGGACGGATATTGCATCATGGCAACATCACTCATGAAAGAGGATGCTGAATGATGGCGGTGAAATAAGGAGGAAAAGGCAATGGATGACATCAGACGAGGAGAGATATTCTATATCGCACGAGGGGGGGCGACAAACGGGAGTGAACAATTTGCGGACAGACCCGCAGTTGTAGTCAGCAATGACGAGAACAACAAGCACTCCGGAGTGATTGAGGTTGTGTATATGACGACGCAACCGAAAACAGACCTCCCGACACATGTGACCGTCCGCAGTACCGGACGATTATCCACAGTATTGTGTGAACAGGTATCGTCAGTATCGACCGACCGTGTGAATAATTACATCGGGCAGGTATCGGAGCAAGAAATGAAAAACATCGACATCGCTCTCATGATTTCCTTACAGTTGAGCGGTGGAGGAAAGACATCAAAGCAGTACAATGAGACGATTCAGAAACAGCAGGAGGAAATTGAATACTATCGCAACAAAATTCAAGCGATGCAGCAGTCGTTAGAAGAAAAGAAAACCGAAAAGCCACAGGAGGCAGCAGGAGAGACATCGGAGATCGTTGTGAGGCTTGAGACGGAGCGTAACACATACAAGGCACTATATGAGCAGTTATTTGAGAGGCTGCTGACTATGGGAGGAACAGGAAATTGAAAAAAGGACAATTAAAAGCATTATTCATCGAGGCAAAGGGAACAGGTCAGAAATATATCGGTGTAATGATTCAGACAGAGGGTAGCAGTGAACCGGAGGTCATCATCAATCCGAAAGAGAATTTCAATGCAAAATTCGACTATTACATGGCAGCGTATGACGATGATTTGATTCTGATTGCAGCAAAAGGAAAAAAGGACATCAGAATCACGGGAGCAGCAGCGGGAGCATCGTTCGAGGACATCCAGTCACAACTCGTTGATGAAAAAGCGTCATCCGGATGGAAAGAACAGATTGCGGATGCGGTGGACAGGGTTGTCGATAAGATGCTGAAAGAAACTCCTCCGGAAACGGAGGAGGAGAGACAGAACTGCGAGACCATGAGAGAGACAATCAAAGGAATGTTCCTCACGCAGAGACGCTCAAAGACAGAGGCAGCGTTCATCACCGAGAATATTGACAGGTACGAGGAATTGTTTGAAATCTGCATGAATGGAGATGATGCACAGTTCAAAAAGGGCATCACGGAATTGCAGAAAGCACAGAATGAGTATATTTTGCAGAAAGAGAGGGAAAACGGATGAACAAGGTCATTTTGATGGGTCGTCTCACGAGAGACCCGAATGTCAGATATTCACCGAGGAATAATTCGCAGGAGGAAATGGCGATCGCACGATACACACTTGCGGTTGACCGCAGAGGAGCAAAAGACGGGCAGCAGTCAGCGGATTTCATTTCCTGCGTTGCGTTTGGACGAGATGGAGAGTTCGCAGAAAAATATCTCAAGCAGGGAACGAAAGTGGTTGTCACTGGACGGATTCAGACGGGGTCATATACGAACAGAGACGGTCAAAAGGTCTATACCACGGACGTGATTGTCGAGGAACAGGAATTTGCAGAGAGTAAGAAAGCAGCAGGGCAGCAGGACGGGAACAACGGAGGGTATTCGGATGCAGGTGACGGTTTTATGAATATTCCGGACGGAATCGACGAAGAACTCCCTTTCAATTAGGTGCGGAGGAGGATGGAGACATGGGATTCGTGGAAAAGGTGAAAAACGTCATTTCAAAACTGCGGGCAGAGGGAAAGACAGAGAAAGAGGTGTCTGAAATCATCGAACAGGCAGCAGAGGCAGCAACGGTCTTGAAAAAGACGGAATCTCCGGAACATCCGGAGAAAATCAAGGCAGCAGGAGGAGAAAACCTGCAAGATGCTCTTTTGAAAGTGGGAATCAGTGCAAAAGAGGCATTGACCGCATTTGAGAGCATATACAGACCGAGGAGACAGGAAAAGTCGAATAATTGGAGGAAATATCATGGATTGTCTCTGAAAAGGTCAAAAGGAGGAAAACGACGTGGAGACAGAAAAAGAAATGACAGCAATTCAGAAAACACAGGTATATCTTGAGAATTATCGGGAAATAGAGCGATATATCAAGGATGCAATTTCGGAAGTATCACAGATTGACGATGTATCAAGATATAACATTTCAGCAGAGAAAGCGTTCCTCCGGTCCATCAGAGAGTGTAAGGCAGAGACGGTCATTCTGTTCGAGCACATGAAAAAGGCTCTTGCATCGCTGAAAGAGGATGCAGAGGCAGCAGGTGAGGGGTACAAGTACGACGCACTTGAGGCAGTATATATCAAGGGCAAGTCATACGAGGATATTGTGAGGGAGACAGGATGCGGAAAGAACTCACCGAAAAAGTGGTGCAGATCAATGACAGAACGTCTCTCAATCAAATTATTCGGTGCAAAAGCAATCGAAAATGACAAAATCGGAGTGAAATGAGAGTGAAAACGGGGTGAAATGAGGGTGATTTCGGGGGTAAAAAGTGGGTGAACAAAAGCAAATATAAACGTGCTAATATGATAACGTGAACAGTTGAGTGAGCGATTGCAGAGATGCAGTCGCTTTTTTCTTGCCTGTTTGCCCTCCTGTTATATGCGGGCAGCAGGACACTATCATGTGCGATGTATGCCCGCCTCTTGAAAGGCATGAGAGGCAGCAGGAGACCGATGGACAGAGAGGAGTGAGCAGTGTGTTATTGAAAGCATGTAAGGGATGCGGTCGCCTTATCCCACAGGCATTGACCATGTGCGAGCAGTGCGAGGCAAGGCAGCAGTCAAGGCATGTGACATACAACAATACACGCAGAGACCCACGAGCAGCAGAGTTCTATCTGTCAAAGGAATGGCGGGAGTTGAGACCTGTCATCATGAGCGTGTATGAGTATGTGGATATATATGCTCTGTATGTTGAACACCAGTTGATAACACTGAAAGATTCAGACCCAATCCACCACATCATAGAACTTGAGGAGGACTGGGAGCAGAGGCTGAACCCATTGAACTTGATACCCTTGAGCCATCGGACACACAACACAATCACAGCACTATATAAACAGAGCAATGCAAGCATGAAAGCAACACAGACACAGTTGAGGTCGCTGATTGATTACCATTTCAAAGAGGCAGGGGGATATGAAAAAGTTTTATGTGACCGTTTCTTAGTCGCACCCCCTCTTTTCCTTGGAGAAAACTCCCCACGGGAATTTCAGTAGAAAGGTATATCCGAAAGAGGTGTCAGAATGTGACACAAAAGCACTGAAATACTGACGGAAAGGAGGCTTGTTGCATCATGGCAGGACAAAGACAACCCACAGATTTGGTTGTGATGAACGGGCGAAAGCACCTCACAAAAGCCGAGATTGAGGCACGAAAAAACGCCGAGGTCACAGCACCATGCGACAAAGTGAGACCTCCGTCATATTTGACACCGGAGCAAAAGAAACAGTTCCGGAAGATCGCGAAAGAATTACTCGAAATCAAACTGATTTCAAACCTTGATTGTGATGCACTGGCGAGACTACTCATTGCACAAACGCAGTACATCGAAATCACAGAGCAAATCAGAGCAACTCCATTGATGGAGGATGTTCCAGTCTATGAGATGCGGGAAAATCCGGACACGGGCGAAAAAGAACGTGTGCAGGTCGGTACAAGACAGGTCGTTTCCGGAGAAAGAGAACGCCTCATGATTATTCAAGACCGCTGCATGAAACAGTGTAGGCAGGGAGCATCAGATTTCGGACTGACAGTTTCCTCCCGCTGCCGTTTGGTCGTACCGAAACCACAACAGCAAAAGCCGGAGAACAAATTTGCGAAATATGCAAATTAAGGCATGGCAAAAGCAGGAGAAACAAAAGACCGCTGCACACAATACGCCCTTGATGTTGTATCGGGCAAGATAACAGCCGGAGAATATGTCCGTCTTGCATGTCAGAGGCATCTTGACGACATCGAAAAATCGAAAGCAGCACCATACAAATACTATTTCGACGTTGAAAAGTCGGAGGAAATCATCAATTTCGCAGAGGAATTGACCATTGCAGAGGGTGAGGAAAATGAGCATGTGACGGCATATCCGTTCCAGTGTTTCATTTTAGGGTCACTCAATGGATGGAGAACAAAGGAAAAGTCATACAGACGATTCAGAACATCTTATGTGCAATTAGGACGACAGAACGGAAAATCGTTCATCAATGGTATTTTGGCGTGTTATTACGGCAATTTCGACGGGTACAAGTACGGAAAAATATTTTGTACGGCGACAAAGCAAGACCAAGCGAATATCGTTTTTGAAGAGGTCGCAAAATTTATCAATTCCGACGAGGATTTGTCAGAGTGGTTCAAGGTTCACGACCACAACCACACGATTGATTGTCTGTTGACACATTCAGAAATCAAAGCATTGTCCGGTGATACAAAGTCACTCGACGGACATCGTGCATATTTGGGAATCGTCGACGAGTATCATGCACACAAAACAAATCAGATGTACAAGCTGCTTGAGGGCGGTATCAAGAAACTCAAGTCGGCGTTGATTTCGGTCATCACGACAGCAGGATTCGACCTCAAGTCGCCGTGTTACAAGTTATATGAGTATTGCTGCAATCTACTCAAGGGCGTTTTCGAGAACGACAGTCAATTTGTGTATATCGCACAGATGGACGAACACGATGACAGATACACGCCGGAGAATTGGATAAAAGCAAACCCGATTCTTGAATTTGACCGAGACGCACTTGAGAACCTCATTCCGATTGCACACACTGCCCGTGATATGGGCGGGGAGGACTTGAGAGACTTCCTTGTCAAGCAGCTCAACATGTGGATGCAGTGGTCAAATTCACTATACATCAAGGATATTGCATCATGGAAAGCATGTGCCGTTCTGAAATCCTTGAGTGATTTCAGAGGCTCAAAGTGTTATGTCGGCGTTGACTTGTCATCCGGAGGAGACTTGACATCAATCGCAATCGTGATTCCGTTCATGGTGGAGGACACGAAAAAATATTTTGTTCACACACATTCGTTCATTCCGTCCTCAAGGGTAGATGAACACATCAAGACCGACAAAGTACCGTATGACGTATGGATTGAAAAGGGTCTTGTGACGGTAACGGAAACACTGGGAGGAATCAAGACAGATTACAAATATATCATCAAATACCTTGAGGATTTAGTGAGGGAATACAACCTCAAACCGCAGTTGATTTGTTACGACCCGCACAACGCATCAGCATTCCTGTCAGACCTTGAGGCGATGGGATTCGATTCAATCTCTGTCACACAGACGGCAAAAGAGTTGAACGATGCGACAGTTGATTTCAGACTTGAGATTCTTGCGGGCAATGTGGAAATCGAGGGAATGGAAGTCGGCAAAGAGGGAAACAAGATAGTTGTTCCAGTTGACAGTCTGCTTGTTTGGTCGATTGCAAACGCAAAGACCATCTCAAACAACTACGGTGAAATAAAAATTGACAAAGACATCACGACAGAACGAATCGACCCGATTGACGCTATCATCGACGCATGGAAACACGCAATGAAAGAGGAGTATCGACCGGATGTGAACGAAACTGTCAATGAATGGCTTGAGCAATTTGAAAAATACATGAAGAAAGGCGGTGAGAAATAAATGAATCCGTTTCAGAGATTAGGAGTGAAAATTTCAAATTGGTGGAGAGGTGAACCACAGGACAGCGGAGGCGTTGTGACACTGAACTCACCGTCATTCCTTGAGCGGATAGGACTGAAAAGAAAAGGGAAACCGACATCAGAGGTCACATATTTCACATGTCTCAAGATGCTGTCAGAAACCCTTGCAAAAATGCCTATCAAATATTATCAGAAAACGGACAAGGGAATCATTGAGGCAGAGGCGACAGATACATCAAAACTGCTCTCAAAAAGACCGAATCCGTTCATGACACCAACAACATTTTGGAACACGGTTGAAATCAACCGCAACCATTACGGAAACGGCTATGTGTATATGAGAAAGAAGTTTGACCGAAAGAAATTCGGCGGTGAAATAAAAATCGTTGATTTGTGGGTCATGCAGTCAAATTGTGTGCAGATAGTCGTTGATGATGCAGGGATATTCGCAGGAGTGGGGCGTTTGTGGTACGTCTACACAGACCCGACATCCGGTCGTCAATATGTGTTCAGTACAGACGAGGTGATGCATTTCAAGACATCTTTCAGTTTTGACGGAATCACAGGACTACCAGTGCAACAGATATTAAGAGACACGGTTGCAGGTGCATCCGAATCGCAGGCGTTCATGAATAATCTGTATGAGAGCGGTCTGACGGCAAAGGCAACTCTTGAATATACCGGAGAATTGAACGAAAAGGCAAAAGCAGCACTTGTCAAGTCGTTTGAGGAGTTCGGCAGTGGAGCAAAGAACACAGGAAAAATCCTGCCTGTTCCGTTAGGAATGAAACTCACACCTCTTGACATCAAACTGACTGATTCACAGTTCTTTGAACTGAAAAAATATAACGCCTTGCAAATCGCCGGAGCGTTCGGAGTGAAACCGAATCAAATCAACGATTATTCAAAGTCGTCATATAGCAATAGCGAGATGCAGCAGTTATCATTCTACGTCGACACGGAACTGTTCATCATCAAGCAGTATGAGGAGGAAATCAATTTCAAAATGCTACCGGATGAAGATACAGACGACGGATATTATTACAAATTCAACGAAAAGGTATTGTTCCGCACCGATTCAAAAACGCAGATGGAGTATTTGAGAAACGGTGTCAATGGAACGATTATCAAACCGAATGAGGCAAGACGTAAACTCGACATGGAAGATGCGGAGGGAGGCGATGTCCTACTTGCGAACGGTAGCATCGTACCGTTGACGATGGCGGGTGCAGCATATTTGAAAGGTGAATCCGAGCAGGAGAACACCGATGAACCGGAGCAACCGGAGAAAGAAACAGAGCCGGACACAGAGCAGCCGGACACAGCAACAGAACCGGACGAAACCGACACGGCAGAGGACGAGACTGACGAGGAGGGAGGTGAATAAGCATGGCAAAGAAAAGACGTTTTGATTTCACAAAGAAAAATAAACGCAGCGGAAAAGTTGAGAATGTCGGCTATTTGGATTTAGAGCAGGACGAGGAGCAGAGCAGATGTTCCTTGTATTTCTACGGTGACATTGTATCAGCGACATGGGAATCTATGTGGTATGAGGAGGACAGATGTCCACAGGACATCGCAGATTTCCTCAACCAGTTAGATGGATATGAGGACATTGACATCTATTTCAATTCCGGCGGTGGAGATGTATTTGCAGGACTGGCAATCTACAACCAGTTAAAGCGATATGACGGACACAAAGTCGGATATGTTGACGGAATGGCTGCATCCATTGCATCAGTCATCATGTTTGCATGTGACGAACTGCATTTCGCAACAGGTGCTCAAGCGATGATTCACAAACCGTTATGCATGGCATACGGAAACGCAGACGATTTCAAGGCAGTCATAAAGCAGTTGAATCTCTGCGAGGATTCAATTCTTGATGTCTACATGGAACATGTGCAGGAGGGTGTCACAAGAGACAAAATTCAATCTCTCATGAGCAATGAGACATGGTTCGACAGTAAGAAGATGCAACAGTATTTCAATGTTGAAATCGAGGAAAAGGCAGCAGTTGCAGCGTGTGCATCTGACTTTTTCGAGAAATACAACAATATTCCGGAGACACTCAAGGGAATCGACACAAAGGACATCGTTGATGCAGTGATTGCAGAACTTGAAAAACGGAACAGTGCAGCAACAGAGACAGAAAAACAGAGAATCGAGGCAGAAAAGCAGGAGATTCTCAAAGATTTATACCTTTACGGTATGTAAGAAAGCGAGGAAAAAACATGAATAAGGAATTACAGAAGTTACTCAAGCAGATTAACGACAAGAAAAATGAAGTCAAGAGCCTTGTGAAAGATGGAAAACTCGACAAGGCAAGAGCCGCAAAGGAGGAACTCGTAGAATTACAGAACAGATTCGACCTCCTCTATGATTTGGACGAGGACGAGCAGGACGGCATCGAGAACAAGGTCAAGGATGGAACTGCAAAGCAGGTCGGCGGGGATGTCAAGCTGGACAAAAAGAACATCGTGAAATCATTTGTCAACATTGTCAAAGCCGGATTCCTGCACAAAGAGGCAGACGAGGCAGACATCAAGGTGTACAAGGATGCACTCACATCCGACACAACCGCAGGAAGTGAGGGAGAGGTCGGAATCGGTGTGACAATTCCGGAGGACATCAGAACAGACATCATCGAGTTACGTCGTTCATCCGACAACCTTGAACAGTATGTCAATGTCGAGGGCGTAACAACTAAGACAGGAACACGAAACATTGAGGTTGATGCAGAATCAACACCATTTGACAATGTTGACGAGGCTGCGGATTTTCCGGAGATGGACGAACCGGAATTTTTACCGATTGAGTACAAGGTAAAGAAAAAGGGTGGAATCCTCAAGATGACAGCAGAGCTACTTGAGGACACAGCATCCAACATCATGGCATACATCAACAAATGGATTGCCAAGAAAACAAAGGCAACCCGTAACGCAATGATTCTCAAGGTACTCAATGAGATGACAAAAGGGAAAGAGGTCACGGTCGAGAACCTTGACAGCCTCAAGGACATTTTCAATGAGCAGTTAGACCCTGCAATCGCTGACAATGCAGTTGTTATCACAAATCAGAGCGGTTTCAACTACCTTGACAAGTTAAAGGATAAAGACGGCAACTATATTTTGCAGAAAGACCCGACACAGCAGACAAAGGGAAAGATGCTTTTCGGTGAATATCCTATCATCAAATTATCAAAGAAAACTCTTGCATCCGAGAAGATTATGAACACCGATGGTCACACAATCGACGGGTACAAGCATCCTATTTTCTGCGGTGACTTAAAAGAGGCAGTCACACTCTTTGACAGAAATGTCCTCACAATCGACCTCAATGACAAAGGTGCGGGTTTATGGGATAAGGACATGACCGGAATCAAGGTGCGTGACCGTTTCGATGTGCAGCCTGTTGACAAGGGAGCAGTCATCAAGGGTCAGATTACAGAAGTTATCAACGGGTAATATGGCAGCAGGGCGGTGAATCCGTCCTGCTATTGAAAGCAGGTGAGAACATGACGGATGAAGAAAAAGAGAAGTACAGAGGCGGTCTGATTGCCACATGCAAGACATATTGTCACATCGACTATGATGACGACATCGAAATCCTTGAATTGATGTTTGACACGACAATGGATGAAATGACGGAACTGATTCCGAATTTCGACCGGAACAACCTCACAAGCCGTCAAAAACTGCTTGCATTTATGTCCGTGAAAGAACTGTACGACAACCGTGACAAGTACCGGAGCGACGCAAAAACGCTATCTGCTGCCGTTTCCTCCATGCTATTGAAAGAAATATACGGAGGTGCAGCAGAATGACAGGCAGAATCAAGATAATTCGCAAGACAACAAGTGTTGTTGACGGTAGACGACAGCAGGAGGAAAAGGAGTTTTTCTCATGTTGGTGTGATGTCAAGAGTTTGGGAACAAATGAAAAATACAATGCGTTGCAGATAGGTCTTGAGAACACAATCATGTTTGAAACGAGAGCCTGCGACAAGATGGAGGAAATCAGATTGAATCTGAAAGAGTTCTACGCAGTATATAAAGGCATTGAGTTCAAGATATATGATGCGTGTCCGATGTTCACAGACGACAGAAAATATCAGTTGAAATGTAGAGCGGGAGCATAGTGTCATAATCTGACACCGGAGGTGATGCAGTGAAAATCGAAATGGAATTTCAAGGCTTGAAAGAACTCATGAAAGCATTTGAGGACGCAGCAAGCGACGAGGACATAAAAGAGGTCAATCAAAAGATTGTAAAGCAAAGCGAACCAGTTGTGAAAAACATCATGTCCGGCAAAATTCCGAAATCGGCAGACATCAAATTATCCGGTAGAGGCTTCGGTTCAAAGTCATCCGTGACATCACATGCAGCGGACAGCATACCGATGGGAGCAGTCAAAATGAAAGACACAGGAGCAACAGCAGATGTCGGATGGGAAAAGTCGGATAATAGCGAACACTTTTATGTGAAATTCATAAACTGGGGAACTATCTATCAACCGCCTCAAGAATTTATTTACGCAACAGGGCGTGAGGCAGATGCAGAACTGCAAAAGATAGCAGAACAGGAATATCAAGCGTATTTAGACAGGACAGTGGGGTGATAAGCATGGACAGCAGTCCGGACATCATAAAAGACGCATCAGACGTACTCAAGCCGATAGAGGACAGAGGAATCACCGTGATGCAGGGGTGGTATGACAAAGACCTCAACAAATGTCATGTGACATTGTGGGATTTGGGCGAAACCGATGATAATTTTTCGGATGATGATGCGGAGGGAGTGACACTTTCCTTGCAAATCACCATTTTCTCAAAAGAGGACGAGGTGGAACTGGCAAGGGAAATCAAGTCTCTCATGAAAGAGAATGGGTTCTCATTCGAGGGGAGAAACGGAGACGATTCAAAACCGGAAGATGGAATCTATATGAAAGCACAGCGATTCACAAAATATTATGAAAGCGAGGAAAAATCATGAGCGAAACAGTAACACAGGTAAATGAAACCACACAGCAGATTGTAAGGAGTAGAACTTGCGGTCTGAAAGATTTCTACATCGCACTGGTGCAGAGTAATACTGCAACAGCATACACAGCCGGAACTCCGGTGAAATTAGCGAGGGCAATCAAAGCGAAAATTGATGAAAAGTGGACAAGTGAGAAAATCTACTCCGACGATAACACCGAGGAGGTCATCACCTCATACGAGGGAACAGATGTCGAACTGGAGATCAATGCTCTTGCACCGCAGGACAGAGTGATTCTGTTCGGGCAGTTGTACGAGAAAGGATTCTTGAGAAAGTCATCTGACGACAGAGCACCGGAGGTCGCTGTCGGATGGAGAGAAAGAAAACTCAACGGGAAATATGAGTTCAAGTGGCTTTATGTCGGAAAGTTTGCAGAGGGTATCAGCGAGGAGGCAAGCACTAAAGAGGGAAAATTGTCACCTACAACAAAGAGCATCAAGGGCAGTTTCTACGAGCGTAGCATCGACAATCTGTATGAGGTATCTGTTGATGAATCCAACCTTGTAGCAGAGGACACGGATGCAGCAACAGCAATCAAAGACTGGTTCTCAAAAGTGCAGGAAGCACCGGACGCAGCAGCGTAAAACAAGAGAGGATATAACAGGAGGATAATTCAATGAATAGAAAAATTATCGTGAATCATAAAGAGTTCAAAATGGAGAAAATGTCTGCGGACACATACATGGAATATCTCGAACTTGCAGAGCAGATTGACGCTGCGACATCCGAGAGAGCGTCAAAAAGATACTCACGACAGGAAATTGAGGCGATGATGTTGTTCATCTGCAAAGCATACGGAAATCAGTTCACGGTTGACGAGTTAAAGGACGCAGAGAGCGGACTGGATGCAGCAGGAATCGTCATCGAGTTCAACATGATTGACATGGGAATCGCAGAGGAAATGAACAAGAGAATGGACAAGATGATGAAAAATTTTCAGAGTGGCAAGTGATTCCGGAAATAACAATCACTTGCAGCACAGGAAAAGTATTCATCAATAACATAACGGTTGAGCAGTACAAGAAATATGCTGCACTCATGGAGAAAAACGGTTCGGACAAAATAGCGGATGCACTGTTTTTCAACAAAAGAATTATTCAAGAGATATTCGGAAACAGGATGTCTCTCGATGAACTGGGTGAGGTGGATGTCATTGAATTTCTGACAGCATCAAAGGGGATTCATTTCATCATGCAGGATATTGTTTCCGATGCGTTGCTGAACATTGTCGAGACAGAGCCAATCGAAAGAGAGACATCTGCGTTCGACGAATATGACCGTGAGAATGGGTATGAGGACGAGGAGCAGGAAGAACAGAACACATGGAAGATATGCGGAGAAATCGTTGACCGTGTGACAAAAATTGCGATTCGGCTCATGCGGGAATCATACGGGCAGTGCATGAAAGAAAATATCATTGAACTGCTGAAATATCTGAAATTTGAACTTGAAACGGTGAACGAGAACACATAACACAGAGAGGAGGAGAACCGATGGCACATACAAGCGTGAAGATTTCAGCAAATTCGTCTGATTATCAGTCACAAATGAAATCCGCTGCGTCACAGATGAAAGTGTTATCCAGTGAGTTCAAACTGGCACAGACGCAAGCAAAAGCGTTCGGTTCGGCAGCAGACCAACTCAAGGCGAAAGCCGAGAGCCTCACTCAAAAAATCACTCTGCAAAAGAATATCGTTCAATTAAACAGTGAGCAACAAGCAAAACTCACACAGAAACTTTCAGACCAAAAGACAAAGCAGGAGGAATTGAAAACAAAGGTCGAGGCAGCAAAGAAAGCCTATGAGGATTCAACAAAGGCGACCGGAGCAAATTCAGAGCAGTCAAAGGCACTGAAAGAGGAACTCGACAAACTGGAGCAGGAATTTAAGGCAAACGAGACAGCAATCGGAAAGACGGAGACTGCTCTTGCAAATCAGACCACAAAGACGAACGCATCAAAAGCATCACTCGTCGAGATGGAATCTGAACTCGAAAAAGTAAACAAGGAACTGAAAAATCATAAACTGAATGAATTTGCAAGCGGTTGTGACAAAGCAGGACAAAAGATGGAGAGTTTCGGAAAGAAAATGTCCGTCGTTTCTGCGGGAATTGCTGCAATAGGAGCAGCATCAATCGCAGCGTTCAAGGAACTCGACGAGGGATATGACACGATAGTGACAAAGACCGGAGCAACCGGAGAGGCACTGGAGGGATTGACCGCATCTGCGGACAATGTTTTCGGAAGTATGCCGGAGGACATGTCAACGGTCGGAGAGGCTATCGGTGAAGTAAACACGAGATTTCATTCGACAGGAGAGGAACTGGAGAGCCTGTCAACGCAATTCATTCAGTTTTCGAGCATAAACGGAACGAATGTGACACAGTCTGTTGACCAAGTGGACAAAATCATGAAAGCGTGGAACATAGACACATCACAGACGGGGAATCTGTTGGGATTGCTGACATCAAAAGCACAGGAGACAGGAATTTCCGTTGACAAACTCGAAAGTTATGTACTGGATAACAATTCAGCGTTCAAAGAGATGGGGTTGTCATTACCACAAGCAATCAATTTGATGGCTCAATTCGATGCGAACGGTGTTGATTCTACGACAGCACTGGCAGGACTGAAAAAGGCATTGCAGAACGCAACAGCCGAGGGAAAGTCAATGGATGTCGCACTGGAGGAGACAATCGGCAGCATTAAGAACGCAAAGACGGACACAGAGGCTTTACAGATTGCGACAGAACTGTTCGGGAAAAAGGGTGCTGCGGAAATGGCGACAGCAATCCGAGAGAACAGAATTGACCTCACAAGCCTGTCATCCTCAATGTCAGAATATGGAACGACGGTCGAGGACACATACAACGGAACACTCGACCCGATTGATAATGCAACAATAGCGATGAACAATGCAAAACTGGCATTGTCAACACTGGCGACAACAGCACAGACCGAAGCAGCACCAGTCATCGAAAAGGTGACGACAAAGATTCAAGAACTGACAAAGTGGTTCACCTCTCTTGACGAGGGGCAACAGCAGACAATCATCAAGGTCGGTCTTGTGGTGGCTGCGGTGGGTCCTTTAGCAATCGGATTCGGAAAAGTAGCACAGGGAATATCGACGACGGTGAAAACAGGTCAACAGTTTGCATCGTTTGTCGGAGGAATCATCGCAAAGATAACAGCCAAGACAGCAGCAACCGCAGCAGGAACAGCAGCAGACACAGCAGGGGCAGCAGCGGAGGCAGCACATACCGCAGCAACAGCGACAGCGACCGGAGTGACTGGAGGAATGACGGTGGCACAGACCGCCCTCAATGCAGTCATGAATCTGTGTCCGATTATTTTAATTGTGACACTGATTGCAGGACTGATCGCAGCAGGAATCGCTTTATATAAAAACTGGGATAAGGTCAAAGAAAAATTATCCGAGTTGTGGAGTAACGTCAAGGAGAAATTCAACGCAATCAAGGAAACCATAACAGGAGCGTTCTCGAAAGCAAAAGAGGCGGTCACGAATAAGGTGAACGAGATAAAAGATTCGGTTGCGAATAGTGCAGTCGGACAAGCAGCGACAAAGACGTTTTCAGCGGTGAAAAATACTGTAACAAAGTTCATGGGGGCAGCAGTTGACACCGCAAAGGAGAAACTGGGGAACATGAAAACCGCCTATGAGGAAAACGGGGGCGGTATTAAAGGAGTAGTTGCAGCAGGATGGGAGGGAATCAAAGGCTATTACACAGCCGGATTCACGTTCGTTGATAATCTGTCGGGAGGAAAACTGACAGAAATCAAGACAAAATTCTCCGAAAAGACATCGGAAATCAAGACGAAAGTCTCCGAGGGTTGGGAGAATATGAAAACGACGGTCACATCCAAGATGACCGAGTGGAAAACAAACGCATCAAATAAACTGACGGAAATCAGAACCGATTTCACGACGAAGATTTCCGGAATACAGTCCTATGTGTCAACCGGATGGTCTCACATGAAATCGACGATTTCAACGACGATGCAGCAGTGGAACACAGATGCGAGCAACAAACTCCTGTCACTCAAGAACGATTTTACAAACAAGGTCGAGAGCGTAAAACAGGGATGGTCAACGAGGTTTACAAACATCAAGGACACAGCGACGAATCTCATGGAGACCGCAAAGACCAATGTTTCCACAAAACTGGAAAATATGAAATCTGCCTATAACGAAAAAGGCGGGGGCATGAAAGGAATTGTGTCGGCTACATTCACAGGCATCAAGGACACGATGAACTCACTCATGTCCACAGCGAACACGTTGACAGGTGGAAAACTCGACAGCATCAAGTCATCTTTCTCGACAAAATTGAACGGTGCTCTTTCAACGGTCGGTTCAGTCATGGAGAGCATACGAGCAAAATTCAGCGAAAAGATGGAATCCGCAAAGACAGCGGTCTCAAATGCTATCGACAGAATCAAGGGATTTTTCAATTTTGAGTGGTCATTGCCACATTTGAAAATGCCACATTTTAGTATATCCGGTTCGTTCAGTCTGAACCCTCCATCTATACCGTCATTCGGTGTTGAATGGTACAAAACAGGAGGAATCATGACAAGTCCGACAGTGTTCGGAATGAATGGAACGAGGCTCATGGTCGGAGGAGAGGCAGGAGCAGAGGCAATCTTGCCACTTGCAGAGTTTTACACAGAATTGAACTCAATGCTTGACCGAAAGCTGAAAGCAATCAATCAGAATGTGAACGCTTTTATCGAGGTTCACAACTATATTGACGGAGACGAAGTGGCAAGCAGAACGACCGAAAAGGTCAGTGATAATCTTGCAATAGCAACAAAAAAACGGAGGTGAGGACATGAAAATTGACAGCATAGACATTCGGTCATTCGATGCAAAGCAGTTGACAGTTGATTTCGAGCCTCCACAGACGGGGGTGACGGTGGAGATGTTCGACGGGGCATTGATACCGTCGGAATCCGAAACATACACACCATTGTCCGGACTGACAGTGACAGTCCTGTTCAGAGGAAAAGACAGAGACGAGGTTCAAAAACATGTCAGTGATTTCAATGCAGAGTTGCAGAAAGGTGTTGTCCTTACACTGGACGGGTACAGTCGCCATTTTAAGGCATATATGACGGGGAACTCGTTGAGCAAGACAATAACGAAAACACGGTACACAGCAGAGTTCAAATTCACGGGGTACTGGTTCAGCGACGAAGTGAGTTTGAACTGGCAGGGAGCGTATGAGGCAATATTTGAGGCACAGGGAAACAGGGCGACACCGTGCAGACTGACAATCACAGCAACGGAGTACATTGAGCAGTTAAGAATCAACGGTCTTTCCTGCGGTGAAATTATTATCGACACGATTCCGAGAGGAGCAACCGTCATCATTGACGGAGAAACAGGATTCGCAACGATGGACGGAGAGAACAAGTTCAAGGATGTGTCATTGATGGAATTTCCGTATCTCACAACAGGGCAGGAAAAGGAACATCATCTCATTTTCTCTGACAATAACGCACTTGTCACATTGCAGTATAAACCTATGTGGTTATAGGAGGCGGTCAGATGGATTTGTACAATGATTCACACGAAAAGGTGTGTATTTTATCCGGAATAAAAGAAACGTGCATCACAAGCACTCTCAAGACTGGAGATAAGGAAATCACATTCGAGTTCCGAAAGACAAACAGGTATGCAGCGGACATCAAAGAGGAGGGATATATCAGAACCGACACGGACGAATTTGTTATCAAGCAGGTCGAGCCGAGCGGGGAATGGTACAAATGCACCGGAACATTGAACGTCGAGGAACTGGAGGGCAAACAATATCCGCAGGGATTCGAGACTGTGGAAAAGACGGTCGATGAATGTCTAACAGAGGCAATCGACGGAACTGGATGGAAAGTCATCCGGTGCGATGTTTCCAAAAAGAGAACAATCCGGATAGAGCAGAACTGTTCTGCATGGGATGTCGCTCAACAGGCAATTACAACGTATAGATGCGAGATGGTGTTCGATTCTCTGAACAAGGGAATTTCGGTATATGAGAAATACGGAGAGGACAGAGGAGCATATTTCATTGAACGTCTGAACCTCAAGCGGTTGCAGGTGCAGTCAAACTCATACGACTTTGCAACAAGGCTCATTCCGATAGGGAAAGATGGATTGATGCTGAATATCGACGGGAAAAATTATGTTGAGAATCACCAGTATTCAAAGAAAGTGAAAACGATGACGTGGAAAGATGAAAGATACACGGATGCGGAATCACTGAAAGAGGATGCGGAGGCGAAACTGGACGAACTTTCCAAACCATACAGGTCGTACACAGCAGAAATCATCAATCTTGTTGAGGCAGTGCAGGACGAGGAGAAAAAAGAACAGTACAAAGAGGTGTTCAGTATAGCACTGGGAGACACGGTGCTGCTGATCTCCAAGTCAACGGGAATCCGTGAGAGCCACAGGATTGTGAAATTCTATGAATACCCGTTGACGAAAGAAAAGAACAAGGTCGAACTGGCAAACACAAGACTGTCATTCGAGGAGGTTCAGAGAACCGAGCAAGAATTGTCATGAGGAGGTGAGAAAATTGGAAATCATTAGACACATCAAAGTGGATTTGTATGGAGACACACAGCATTTTGCAGTTGCAGCGAAACAGATGGATATGGGAACACGGTACATCGGAGTGACGCTCATGGAGGACGGTGTCGTGTATGAGATACCGGACAATGTGGAGGTCATTATCAACATGACCAAACCGGACAAGACACACGTTCACAACGATGGAGAAAAGTCCGGAAATGAGGCTCTCATTCCTCTCACAAGAGGCATGTTGCAGGTTCACGGAACAGCATTGTGTGAGGTGCAGTTGTATCAAAATGGTGCATTGCTGACGAGTGCGACGTTTGAGATGGAGATTTTTCCGTCACAGCGGGATGAATCGGAAATCATTCACTCCGGAGAATATACAAGACTGGAGAACACCATTGCAGCAGCGAGAGAGGCTCTGCAAATCGCACAGGACACACAGAACACCATTGATGCAGCAGAGGCGGTCAGACAGGCACAGGAGCGGTTGAGAGAGGCTGCTGAAAAGGCAAGAGAAATCAAAGAGAGCCGGAGAGAGGATGACACCGCAAAGGCGATTGCAAAATGTGTCGAGGCGATGGAGGCAGCAATCGAGCAGACAAAGAAATGTCTGACAGCGACCGAGGAGGCAAACAAAATCATCATCAGTCAGTCCGGTCTTGATGCGATACTGGCAGCAGTCAAAGACTATTATGAACGCATCAGAGAACTTGAGACGGACATTAACATCAATGTGGATGGAGGAACACCAAAATCAACCGACATCCTGCTTGTCAAGGGAGGAACACCGTTCACGACCGATTATGACAAGTACATCGCAGGAACGTCACACACAATTTGAGAAAGAGGTGAAAAAGAATGGCAACAGCAACAATCACTCTGAAAAAGGGAACGACCGCAGAGTGGACGGAGAGCAAGAGGGTTCTCGATGATGGAGAACTGGGTCTCGAAACCACGACAAGCGGTCACAGAATCATCCGAATCGGTAACGGTTCGACCGAGTTCATGAGCCTCCCTGTCGCATTTGACATCGAGGAGGTCAGAGAAATCAAGACCGGAATGGACAAAGATGCAAAAACGTACTATGACGACATGGTCAAAAAGGGAACGGAGTTGCTTGCAGAAATGAAAGCACTGGCAACGACTGTCGAACTGGAGGACGATGCGACACAAATCAAGTATCGAATGGGTATCTCAAACGGTACGTTGTATTTTGAGGAAATCACAAAGGAGGCAAGTGAATAATGGCAGCAGGTGACAGAATATTCATGGCGAAAGAATCCACGTCGCAGGAGATTCTTTCCAACACAAAGAAAATTATCGAGGACGCAAAAGCAAAACCGAAAAGATACGGAATGAGAATCAACCTCCTCGACAGCAATCCGGCAACCCGTGTCAAATATCTTTATGATGCGGTTGGAATGACACCCGCAGGAATGAATTTCGCAGGAGGCGGGTTCGATTATGGAGACTGGGGAGATATTTGGTTCGTAAAGAAAAACCGTCCGGTCATGGTAAGAACTGACGGAACGGTTGACTATGAACTGAATCATGAAAACCATGCTCTCAAGCTGAACGGAGGAGCATCGGACATCACAAAAACATCATACGGTGGAAATGCAATGTCCGAGATTCCTCTGATTTGGGTCAAGAGATGGACACAGAACAATTATCATTTTGTTGTGTTCTGTGAGGAGCAGTACGATGACACATACAAAGCATACGCACACACCGACGCAGACGGAAATGTCCTGCCTGTGACATATTTCCCGATGTACGAGGGTTCGGTTGTCAACAACAGGATGCGTTCACTCTCCGGTCTCACACCGACAGCGTCCATGACAGACGAGCAGGAGACGACCGCAGCAAAGCAGAACGGTGACAGATGGGATAAACAGTCATTTTCTGAAATCAACCTCATGTATGAAATGTGTACGATGATTACATGCAGCACCAACTCACAAGGCAAGTTTGGAAACGGAAACAGTCAGTCCGACAATTTCTTGCAGACCGGAACACTCAACGGAAAAGGACAGTTTTTCGGTTATACATCGACCACACAGGCAGTCAAAGTATTTTACTGCGAGAACTTCTTTGCGAACTACTGGAAACGTTTGAGAGGTCTGTTGCTTATCAACGGAGTGTATCATGTGAAAGCAGTTCCTCCGTACAACTCAACAGGTGCGGGGTACACAAACACAGGACTGACACCGTCCGGAACATCCGGAGGCTACTGTTCAAGAATGGAAATGGCATCCGACATCGGAAGAATCCCGACCGTTGCATCCGGAAGTGAGACCACATACGAATGTGATGGGTTATGGTTCAACAATACGATCGTTGCAGTTGCCCTGTTCGGTGGCGACCGTGGCAACGGGTCGAAGTGCGGTTTGTCGTGCTGGAATGTGAACAACCCTGCGACGAACG